GCCGCAGTTGTATTGATCATCAGTCCAAGATGCCCAGCCTGTAGTGCCGCCAGGATCTAACGCAAGTATTCTAGTTGCCATTTCACTCCTGTGGATAGGGTTATACTCAGCGTGGCTAGACTCGAATAGAGAACCCCGGGGTTACTAGTCTATTGCTTAGGGGCTGTTCGAGAGTCTAATGAGAGTCTAGTTAGGATAGACTTCGTTGTAGAACTATTCTTCAACGTTCTCAAGGCTAAAGGTTACTCCTGCTAGATTGTTGATGCCCAGCATGTGCTGCAGGAGGAGCTCGGCGTTGTCGATGACTACCTCTTTGGGTGGATGGCCCACTGCTCGACGGAAGCGTGGCATGGTCGTAACATTGTTGCGCCATATTTCAGGTGTCGAGTCGGTGCGCGTACATATCTCGTTGATGACACGCTTACGCTCGTTCTCGTGTACACACATAATGACTCGTTCGTGTGGCGCTTGTAGCATCCAGGTAATGCAACTCCAAGTCTTGTCAGTCCTACGTGGTGCTATGTAAAGCTTCATGCCCTTCATTCGGCAATCTCCTTGTTCACTTCGTCCAGTTCGGCTTGTAGTTCCTGGATGCGTATCTCCAGTCGAGCACGGCGTGCCCTAAGGTTGGCCTTTCCCTTCTTGACCACTTTGATGTTGTCCTGCGACATGTCAAGCTTGTTTCCGGTTAGGAAATGAACCCGCTCATCCTCACGCAGAGGACGTCCCAGCATCTTCTCGGCAGCGATGTGATGAGTCAGCTTCCACTTGCCATTCTGCCTAGTGTAGTGGTAGCCGTTAGCAGACACACGGGTGTCGCCGTCGGCTGCTGTTTGTCCCCTAGCCATGTTGTCTACTTCCCTTCCTTCAGCGTGCTGCTTGAATACTTCAAGACCTTCTTCATGGAGTGTGATCCTCTCGTACCATTGTTTGTGTGCTTCACAACTGGCTACTAAGTGACTGGCTTTGATGGTATAGTACAGCTTACACCTGACCCCAAGTGTGTCCGATCTTATAATCGGTTTTGAATGCAACATAATCACCCACAATCGATTGAGCTGACTCTACCATCCTCTTGTCCATTATGGCAGCGACTTCTTCGGCATCGTCTTTGTGACATTCAGCCAGCAGTGAGTCATGGACAAGGTTGCGAATGAATGCTTTGCCCACAAGCTCCGGACGCAACTTGGTGAATGCTCCTAGGCATATATCAGATGCAGTACTCTGGGGCAGGAATGCCAAGGCTTCATTCTCTACACTCTTCTTGTTGTCATTCGTTACGAGCCAGAATCTCCGGTGTCTACCGAAAGGTGTTATCAAATCTTCGTTAGCCATGACCGTGTCGATGGTTTTCTGTCTGAACGCCACAATGCTCGGAATCACCTTGAAGAAGTTCGACTGAAGCTGGCGAGCCTCGTCCGAACTGATCTTGAACTCCTGTGCAATGCTGAAGTACTCACGACCATACGACAACCCGTACACGAATGCTTTGACACGGATACGCAACTCCTTGTACTCTACTGGGCTAACTTTCTTCGGATCGATACGTGGGTAGAGTACAGGTGTCAACTCGTCGAACAAATCTCTACTTGGATCGTTGAAGATTCCTCTGAAGTACTCGTCTCGAGCAAGGTAGGTAAGGACCCTGAGCTCAGCTTGTGAATAGTCAAGTTGTACGAAAACTCTGTCACTCCGCGTGGGCACAAACATGTCCCGAATTGTGCTTTCTCTTGGCACATTCTGAAGGTTAGGGTTACGGCAAGAGAGTCGTCCTGTTGTCGTTCCATGGAGTAGGAAAGTGGGATGCACTTTGCCTTGGTAGAGTCTCTTCCTAATACCCTTAATGTAGGTTCCGTAAAGCTTAGCCTCTCTTCTGTGTCGGAGGAGGGCTGTGACGAATGCGTGAGCGATTGTGTCGTCATTTACTTTCTCCAGGATGAGTCGGAGCGTTTCCTCGTTAGTGGATGCCACGTTGACTTTGAGCTCAGCCAGGACTTCTTTAACTTGCTTGGGACTACGTGGGTTGATCCCGCTTGGGTGGGTGGCAGCGAGAATGTTATTGATGTCGGTCTCAATCCCGGAAAGGACGTCGAGGTAGGACCCTGTAAGCTGATCGAGGTAGTCAATATCAACTGCCAGACCGTTGAGCTCAACGAACATGAGTTGGTTGGATGCCGCCACGAGAAAGTCGTGGACGCCTCTAAGGTCCTCTCGATGTAGGCTCTCTGTAAACATTTCGTACAACGCCATTGTACATACAGCGTCGTAGGCGTTGTATCGATAAAGCAGATCACGGGGGATGACTCCGTATCCGTCTTTCGGCCCAACGTACTTCTTAATTTCTTCGTCATACTTTGGTGCTCCTAGGTACTCGACAGCCATATGCTTCAGACCATGCACACCTGGACGCTCATCTAGAACGTACGAGGCAAGCATAGTATCGAAATACAGAGTCAGCTTTCCGACGTGGGGGTAAAGGCCCGCAAGATCAAACTTGCCGTTTTGGGCGATGATGCGCGAAGCTCTGAGGCAGTCCCCCAAAGCAGAAACCACTGCCCTGTCTTCAAGTGCATGTTCACCAATAACAACCGCCTTCCCTGTGGCGTGACTGAGGCCAACGCAGAGCAGACCGTAGTTATTTGGGTGGTCGAAAGCTGTGTCCTTTTCAATGTCGACCTCAATGTCCACGACAAGGTCCGAAGCTCTTTGCTCCAACTCTCTGAGGACCTTGATGGCTTCCACAGGAGTGTCAAAGAGTTTCCATTCAGGTTCACTCCATAGCTCACTTTTGGCTACCACCTTTCCGATGTCTGTTGCGAGTGAGGGGAACATGTCGGACTGTCTGAGACATGCTGCTGGGTGGACTGTCGGTATAATTCTAACGCCAGGGAACTCCTCAGACGATTGACCCGGACCCACTCGCAGTTGTGTAATACCAACTTGAGTACGAAGAATTGATTGTGCAGCAGTGTTACCGAGAGGTATGATGACTGACGGTACTCGTCCCTTGAGTTCTTCCACAAGACGCGGCCTGCAAGCGGCGATAGCACCCTTGGGAGGCGCTTGACCGTCTGGGGCCCTACAAAGGGTTGCATTAGTAAGGAACACCTCATTTCTCTTGATGCCGTGATAGTCCATGACTAGATCGAGTAGTCGACCAGATGGACCAATGAACGGTTGGCCTGTACGTGCTTCCTGTACACCTGGAGCTTCGCCAACGAATGCTATGTCAGCTTGCTCAGGCCCTGTGGAAGCACAGAACTTGCCTCCTTCAGCTAACGGACATTCTTCGCAGTTAGCTAACGGGTGCTTCCTGATCATATACCCACCTCATTAGCTGGTCAATGTTGCCTTGAACTGCAATCTCGTTGAAGTCATCCTTGGGACAGTCGAAGTAACCCTCAGGCCGTACACACTTGGAATGGCTATCGGTAAGCCACTCAGCGTAGTACCCATATACGTAGGGCATAGACGTATCCATCCCTCGTACCTGGTCAGGGAAAAGTGATCCAACCACTCTGGCCTCGTCTGGCCATTCAACAGAGGCACCAAGAAAGTGTACCTCATAGCGTCCTCCGAAGTTGTAGATCAGTCGTTGCAGCAATGTCAATCGTGCATTCTTGTCTCCACAGGTCTGAAGTAGATGACGTGGAAGGCCGATTGTGTTAATGTTGGAATAGAAGCCAGCTCGATCGATCGACCACAGGCACTCATCAACTGTCTGACCCTGTGCGACGAACATGTAGCTGAATTGTCTGTCACGCGTTTCAGCTACATGCATGAAACTGTGCAGTTCATCAATGGTTGCCATTGCGTCACCCATGAAGTCTGGAATGACGATTTCATCGACGTCGAGCTCATCTGCAATGGAGAACATAGATTCTGTCGGATATGTTACACCTTCAGCAGCACCATTGTCAAGAATGACGAAGTCGTTAGGATTCCGTCCGAGCTCATAAGCGATGCCCATGTAGCGCTCACTCGTCATCAACTGAGGCAGCAGCAGATGATAGTTAGTTCGGAACATGTCTCCGTCGTAGGCATGTGGGGGAATGAGCGCAAGCTTCACTTCTGCATCTCCTCTTCTGATGGCCGCGCAAAGGACGTCTGCTCCTGCATCATCTGGTTGTTGATAAGGAGCAACTTGATGAAGTGGTAACGTGCATAGTTAGCTGTGTCGAGCAGCTCTTCTGCAAGCATCTCAATGGTGTCGTTTTGCAAGAAGGCCACAGGACCATACTCGTCTGCACCTTGCGCATGACGCTCGCGACACATGTCATCGAACATCTCACTGGCTGCTTGGATCTCTTCAGGACTGGCAGTTATATCAGGCATTCTTGAATCTCCGCTCATTCTCAGTCCGCTTCATGCGGTACGACTTCTCGAGGTCAATCTTGAGGATAGATGCAATGTTCAGAAGGTAGATGAATGCATCTGTAGCCTCCATAGCCATTGCATGCCGAACACTTGCTTGTGACGGATCTAAACTGCCACGTTCTATCTTCTTGACTATGTTGGCTAACTCGCCGACCTCACCACACAGGGCAAGTGTGTGGTGAGACATAGTGTCTGACTTGGGGAACCAACGCTGACTGTCTTCATGACACTCCTGTGCCAGGTTGACAAGAACACTATTAGCCATTTCGCCCTTTCCTGATGCCAGTGACAGTGACATATTCGATCGGGATGTCGAGACCTACGTCCTGTGGAACAAAGGTTTTGATCTCTTGCGCGCTTACTAGTGGACCTGTAAAGGTCTCACTAACTCCATTGGACCAGTGAATGATGATACGATCTACTGAACGATGCATATTAGTCCTTGATAAGGGTGAGAAACTCATTGCGGGCGCCTTTAGTTGGATCGAGGAAGACTCCCCGCATTGCGGACGTTGTGGTCAATGCGCCTGGAGTCTGTACTCCACGCATGGTCATGCACAAGTGTTCTGCCTTCATCACTATTGCGATGCCGAGGGGCTCGAGCTTCTCTTCGAGGTAGTCTGCAATCTCAGTAGTAAGGTGTTCTTGCACCCACAACCCCTTCGCGAAGTACTTTACAGTCCGAGCGAACTTGCTCAAGCCTGCAATGTCCTTGTCTGGAATGTAGGCGATGTGTGCTTCACCAAAGAACGGGATGACATGATGATTGCACAGAGTGTAGAACGGAATGTTCTGTATGATAATCATCTCGTCCACGTGCTCTGTGTTGTCGAAGGTAGTGAAGTTGAACTCTTCTGGCGTAGTCAGCTCCATCATCATCTTGACAAACCTTGCAGATGTCCCCCTACCATGTTCAGTAGTAGGATCTAGCCCGGCAGCATAGGTGAGTAGACCCGTTGCTTCAAGTACAGCATGATCGAAATTCCTCTTGTCCATCTCCTGCACAGTGATCACTTACTCCCCTTGACATATGGTTGGTTGCTGCCTGGTGGTGTGTGATTTGGCTTGCCCAACTTTCGTGCGGTCTTCCACTCCCGAGGACGACTAGCCCTACGAGCCTCACGATTGTATTTGTCACGTGTCTCGAAGATGAACCAGACCTTCGATGACCTGATGCTGGCAAGCTCCTTGCTCTTCTCAGATGCCACGTTGTGTCCTATCCCAAATGTGGTTGTGTACCTGAACGTTCAACTTCCATTCGAACAAGTCATGCTTGAGTAGGAGATCAACTAGTTGCTGATTAGTCATCTCCTTGCCCCAGACAACGCCCGCATAGATGTTGAGTCGATATGCATGCTTCAACATGTACGTGCGGTAGATTTCTACTGCCTTGTCAAAGTCAGTCTGATCCGCAATGGTGAACTTGATTGAGTGGCCCCAACCATTACGTACAATCGTTCTGAAGTTGTCCATGCGTACAGAATCCCCAACACGCCACTCACCTGATCCAGGTAGTTTCCAATCAAGAACAATGCTGCAGTCATCCAGGATCTCTGTCGGGTACTCTAACGTGCCATTGCTGAACATCTCCACGACACGACCATCAGCGGTCAAGCCTTCGACCAGATTGACAATGTCCGGACTAGGTTGCAGCATAGGCTCGCCACCCGTAAGACAAACATGTCTGGGTGTATGCATGCCTACTTCAGTAATGATGTCCTCGACGCTGTACTTCTTCCATTCCTTACGGAATTGGTCAGCAAAGATAGCATGAGGTGTATCACACGGCCAACCAGGACACCTAAGGTTACAGCCTCCGAAACGAACGAAAGTTGTTGGCGCTCCGACATTTGGACCTTCTCCTTGAACTGATGGGTAGATTTCGCTGATGCGCATCATTGTTCGGCGTCTGCAGGGTAGAAAGCGATGCTTGTAGGAGTCTCGTACACTTCAATGGCCCACAGGCCTGGGATGAGCGGAGTCAACACTTCATAGATCCACTTTGCCATATTCTCAGCTGTTGGCACCCACTGAACAACAATGATCTTCCAGGAGTCAACTTCATCAGAGGATGCAAAGGCACGAAGCATACTGTAGTCCTCTTCGTGCACAATGAAGCCATGGTCGAAGACGTCATGAACCTTCTCAGTGAGTTGCTTCTTGATGTCTCCAAAGTCGATTACCATGCCTGTGGAAGAACCTTCTGTTTGAAGGTCGCCAACAACATGCGCACGAACTTTGTAACGATGACCATGCGGGTTGCGGCACTTACTCGCATGATCGGGAACTCTGTGGCCAGCATCGAACTCGATCTCTTTGCTGACGGAGAACTTACGCATTCACACCCTCCAACTTGGTTACGGTCTTCCAGTACTTAGTGTCCAGGTAAATGGTTGGGTCTTCGAACTTGGGGTCCGCTTCCCAGATTGCTTCTTGTCGTTCAACACACGTGCCACAACGTCCACAGTGGAAGTCGCCACCTTTGTAGCATGACCACGTTTGTTCGATTGGCACACCGAGCTCCATAGCAAGGCGCGCAATGTCTGTCTTGGTCTTCTTGATGAAGGGCGAATAGATGTGCAAGTCGCCGAAGCCCTCATTGCCTACTGTAATGGCTGACTGTGTTGCGCGAATGAACTCCGGACGACAGTCTGGATAGATGAAGTGGTCGCCGGCGTGTACGCCAATACCAAGTACGGCAACCTCTTCAGCTATACCTACAGCTGCCGCAATGGAAAGCATTACCATGTTGCGGTTGGGAACTACCGTGTGCTTCATTGACTCTTGTGCATAGTGACCTTCAGGCACGTCAGCCATAGGGTCAACAAGTGAGGAGTGTGAACGAGCAAGCAGTGACGCAATGTGAATGGGAATGAGATCCCATTGGAGCTTCAGATCCTCTGCAGTCTGCTTGGCAAACTTCAACTCCTTGGCATGACGCTGACCGTAGTCGAAGCTGAGCACGTGAGGCACATAGCCAATATGCATCATCTCGTAGATCAAGGTGGTGCTGTCAAGTCCTCCACTGCTAATAGCGACGGAGTTCATACCTTCACCTTCCTGGTAGCTGGGTACAGTATTTCGGTTCTGCCACTCTTGCTAC